AGGGGTTGACGGAGCTTCTTAATTCTATAGAATGCGCATCACCAAGCGGGAATAGCTCAGTTGGTAGAGCACGACCTTGCCAAGGTCGGGGTCGCGAGTTCGAGTCTCGTTTCCCGCTCCAAGTTTGTACAGTGTTTGTTGTTGTGCTACTGACAGCAGATACTTTGAGGCCGAGTAGCAAAATGGTTATGCAGTGGATTGCAAATCCACCTACGCCGGTTCGATTCCGACCTCGGCCTCCACTATAAATAAGCTCCGTAGATCCATGATTTACGGAGCTTTTTTATTTGCAAAGTACCGCAAGATTTAGTCTTGAAAAACGGTCATTGCAAACTTGCTTCACCGGGAAGTGATGTATATATTTCCCGCACTGTTGTTCAAGGCTGGATCCTGTCAGGATCGCGACTGGGCAGCAGAAGACAGCAGCACCGCGCTACCGCCCGAATGGCGAAACTGGTAGACGCATGGGACTTAAAATCCCCCGCTCGTAAGGGCGTGCCGGTTCGATTCCGGCTTCGGGCACCATGAATATCAAGGGCTTGCATGGCATATCTCATGCAAGCCCTTAGTTCTTTTTTCCGCAATCAAAAAATCTTTTCCGCAATTCGTGACCGTCAGTCACTTCGTGGGGGTAACCTTCATCCCCTTGCGCATTCGAATGTACTGTTCTGTCATCCCAACGGTTGTATGTCCTAGCTGGTCTCTAGCTTCTCGGATGCTCCCTGTTGACTCCTCCTTATCCGTCGCCGCTTTTGCTCTTAGGTCGCGCATCTGAAATTCTGCTTTTGGAATCCCGGCTGCTTCCCTGGCGTCATCAAACCGCTTTCTGAGCATGCTGGTCGTCATAGGCTGCCCAGAGTCGATTACTACCAGACGTGTTGATCTGATTTTGTGTCCAGCCTTTCGTATCATGATTCGATCGATTACGACTTTGAGCTCACCAATGATCTCGATCCTTCGTTTAGCCCCAGTCTTGCCTTGCTGAACGGAGAGCTTTCCGTCTTTTATGTCTCGCTCGTCCATCTTCAATGTGTCTGCGATCCTCTGACCTGTTAGGTAGAACAGGTCCAAAGCGTCTCTCAATGGCTGATCGGCATGCCGGTAGGCTCTGGCAAGTACGTCGTCTTCAACATATATGTCGCGACCGGTTTCTTTATTGCCCTTCACGCCTGAGCAAGGATTTGCCAAGGATGTATAGCCATTCTCGCGAGCAAAGTTCCAGATGGAGCTGAGTAGCGCCTTCTCCCTATTCGCGCGAATAGGTGCTGTCTTGCCACGATGACGAAGGTACTGGCTGACATGTTTCGGTTCGATTGCTTCTAGAGGGGCGGGCGGGTCGTTGAAGAACAGAAGAAGGTTTTTGAGTTCGCGCGCGTTGTCTTTTTGAGTGGCATGGGCTTTTGTGGGAACCACCTCATTCATATAAAGCTCGGCTACGTAAGCAAAGGTAAGTACGGTTTGTGTCAAGGCTTGAGAGACGCGGCTTTTTTCGAGCTTTGCGTACTCTAAGATGGCCAGGCCGTAATCCGTACCTAGCGGTATTTCCTTGCGTGGTTTCCCGCCAGTGTCGTAAAGGTAATAGGTGGTGTTGCCGCGTTTTCTCTCGCGCAGGCGAGGAATGCTCCCCGGCTTTGTTGGTCTTCGTCCCATTCATCCCACCAGGCGCGGCTGCCACGTTGGAGTTTCTGTCGCGTTGGTAGTTGCTCCTGTCAGCGCGGACGCAATCACGCAAGGCCAGCCATTGCGCTTGATGGTATGACGAATGCCATTGCGCTTCAGCACCATAATCTGACCGGCTTTAGTTTTAGCTCCGGTCAGTTCGCAGACTTGCTCATGGCTGAGAAATTGAATGCTCATGCTGGCTCCTTGCTAGGAAATGCAGAGCGCTTCGAATGCGCTTGCAGTGCGGCCTTGCTACCTTCGGTTCCTGGGTATAGCTGCGCAGCCATTGCAAGCGCCTGTTCGCGCAGCGATCGGGCATCACGCTCGAGCTTCTTGCCGGTACGAAAGGCGCTAAAGGTCTCGGCGGCGATCCGCAGCAGCTCGCCGATATCGACCAGTGTCTGGTGCTCGGCCGGGCCGAAGAGTGGACCTGCTTCAAATCGTTTGCAGGTGTGTACCAAGCGCGTGTGATCTGCGCTAATGAATTGCAGCGAGGCTCGAAGCTCGCGGATGGTTTTAGCACTTACGGCGCGCTGAATGTCTTCACCCTCGCGCAGGCCGGTCTCAAGACCATCTCTGCGGCCCATGATGTAACCGCCCCATACCAGGAGGGCCGCCATAACGATCAAGATGACGAGTGCAACTGTTTGTACTGGAGTCATCATTTTGTGTGCTCCTGGGGTTGTCGTTGGCTGGTGGTAACTGCCGTCAGTGGTGTGGGTGCAGCATCGTGTTGGTCGTCATGCTGTCGCTGCATGTTCTCATCAGCCTTGTAGGCGCAGATGTCGATCAGCGAGGCCATGTGCCGTATGTGGACGTATTTGAGTGCCTTGCGACTGGCGTCGATCGTGGTGATCGGAAGCTGAATCCGGCCGTTGTAGATCTCAGTCACGAACAGCTGTGAATTCAAGTTGCGAAAATAGGCTTCCCGTATTTTTTCCAGTGGGATCAGTACATTCCCAAAAGTGCGATAGAGCATTTCGACGGTGGTCGATTCGGGCGCCGGATGAAGGCGAAGCGGATTCTGCGTGGCGTTACTCATGGCCTTGTCGAGCCTCCTTGAGTTGTTTTCGGGCCGGGTGGTTCCAGGCATTCAGGCAGTGGCGTTTAGTCAGCTCGCGCAGATGTTCGGGCACTTCGAGGAGCGCGGCGTTGCGCTCCTCTCGTGTGCGCATGGCAACAATCTGGCGGGCGTACTCCCTAGGCCACGTCACGGCGATCTGCCGGGATGGCAGGAAGATCGATGTCCAACTGCTCGGCCAGCCAGCGGATACCGGCCTGCTTCACCCGAGTCGACTGGCTGTACTGCATTCCGTGTTTCTCGTCATACCAGGGACTGTCCTTGACTCGCAGGTACGCTTTGTCGCGCTTCGGGTTCGCCGGCAGGTTTCCCTTGAGCAAACCTTTTTCTCGCATGAGAGCGATCAGTTTGGGGCGAGTGAGGCTGAGTTGAGCGGCTGCTTGGGCGAGGGTGCGTTCCATAAACGGTTCCTCAAGCAGCATGCGCAGCAGGAGTGGCCGCTGCAGCAAGGTAGTTGATGGACTCAATGAGCTTTGCGTAGATCTCGGCATCGGGATCGTACAGAGTGAAGCAGCGCGTATGCGGGCTCTTGTTGCCGATGCTCAAGATGGCGGTGACGCCCCGGCGTGAATGGGTGCGATGCAGCGCCACATGCAGGGGAAGCTCGAAACCCATGTCGAGGCTCAGCACACCGCCGGTGTGCACCAGTTCGAATACGCGCTGCTTGTCCTGGAGCTCAAAACGGCCGTATTGACGATCGAGATGCGGGAGATGCAACAGGTCGCTGGAGTTGCTCGCGTCGAACGGACCGTTGGCAATCTCTTCAATAAAGTCGGCCAGCTTTAGGTGCATCTTCTTGTCGTTCTGCAGGGTCAGCGTGTGGCGTTCGCTGCCCAGCTCCACGACGAAAGTGCTTTCTACTGAGCCGCGCTCAGCCTTGAGGCGGAATGCCAGACACTCGCGCTTCGGCGCTGTGCGCAGGACGTGGTTGAAGGTCTCGGTCAGGTTGACCTGGGCGTTGAGCAACTGCAGGGTGCGGTTGTCGATCTTGTACTTGATCATGCCGCGTGTCCTCCACCATTTGGGTCGAAACACTTGGTAGAAGGGCGACGTTTTTTGGAGGTTTTGATGCTTATAAAAACGCAGCCGCATTCTCTGGCTAGACGACGAACCTCGAAAATGCGGCAGGGGTCAGCGATGGTTGGATGTATATGAATCGTAGCTTTGGTATGCATGAATTTGCCTCGCTCCGTGGTGAAAGAGTGAGTGCAAATTAGCAACAGCTAATCCGTTCTGCAATAGCAAATGCTAAATTTCAGATCTCGAGGTACTTTGATGGCTTCAAGATAGCCCCGACGTAATGGATTTTTTCGACGAGCTTTTCTTCCAGGAAGATAGGAGGGTAGCTGTCGTTAATGCTGTCGAACCGGAGTTGACCGTCCCGGTGATAAATGAACTCTTTCACCATTGCCCTACCATCAGTGGTCCGCACGAGGACCTCATCGCCAGTCTGATAACTATGATTCGGCTCTATGAGCACAAACTCCCCGTTTTTGATGCGTGGATGCATGCTGCTTCCCACGACTTTCAAGCCATATGCGTCGGGATCGGAACTGATAATTTCCAAGTACCCATCGCCATGACCAGGAGGATATTCAAGTGCGTCGAAGTAGCCATCAGTACCCAACATAGCCTTTCCTACTACAGGTACTGGGGCAGGGCGCCGGTGCTCGCTTGCTTCCCGCTCTTCAGCTGTTCTAAGAGCGGTTTCGTTAATGGTCGCATTGAAGAACGCGGGGTGGGGCAAAACCGGAGGCTTAAGGCCAAGAGCGATCCAAGCGGCGGTGATTTGATGTTGGTCTTCGGCGGAGTAGGTTCCCGTCGTCAGCAAATCAGCAGGAATTGCGAGCTTTTTTGCGAGGTTCGTGGCCGCTCGGTCACCCAATGTCCGGTGTCCGTTCAGGATCTGAGAAATGTAAGAAGCGTCCACATCGGTATGCGCTCCGGCAAAGTCCTTGAGTTGGTTTTCACCAATCAGGGCTTTAAGAATCGTGAGGCGTTTTTCGTAGATATTCATATAGGGAATCATCCGTGCTCCGTTAGCAAAATGTAAATTACGTTTTGCTATTGCGGATCGGATTAGCAGTTGCTAATCTTGAGTTGAATAGGGGGTTAGCAATGACGCTTCTCGAATACATAAAGATCCTAGACGACACGCAGCTCAAGAGCTTCGCCTCTCGATGTAATACCTCAGTCGGCCAATTAAAGCAGGTTGCTTATGGCAATCGTCGAGCGAACGCAGCCTTATCCATTTCGATCGATCGGCATAGCGGCAGTCGTGTGACGTGTGAGTCGCTAAGGCCGGACATTGATTGGCAATATCTGCGAATGCAGGCAACAGCTACTCGCAGAGTAGAAAACGCTGCATAGAAAAAAGGCGACCCTAGGGTCGCCCAGTTTCTCCCGACAGCATCACCACAATGCTATCGGGTCGCGATGTCGGAAGGCGAACACACCACATGCCGCCGACCTTCATTGCGTTTCCAAGGCTCGGAAGCCTTGGCGTTGCTGCCGTTCTTACCACAGAGCTGGCAGCTGTTGCGCCAGGGGTGAACAACGGATTGTTCGCCCCGGCACGGTGCCGGTTGTCCCCTGCAAGGGTTACCGGCGTTTGGGCCATACCAAGCCACGCGACAAATGTATCACCACTCCCTGTCGCGCGGCACTGGCAACTTTTAGGATTAATGCCATGAGCCGAATTGCTCTCAGTTCTCTGGAACGGGCGCAGCGGGAAATCCTGCCGCTCGATTTAGCGCTGTATCACGCCGCTCGCGATTACCCGGGTGGCGCCGCAGCCATCGCCGCGACTACGGGCCGCAACCCGACCACGCTGCAGCACAAGCTGTCGCCGACTCATCCGAGCCACTCCATCAACATTCAGGAATTCGGCGAGATCCTCGAACTGACCAAGGACCGCCGCATTCTCGATGCGGTGCACGCGCTGGTCGGTGACACGATCTGGCAAGAGCTGGCCGACACCTACACCAACGACATGCCCGAGACCCTCACCACGGGTATCGCCGAATACTTCCGCCAAGTCGCTGATCTGGCAGAGACCTGGGCCAAGAGCATCGGCGACGGTGTCGTCACCGATCAGGAACTCGCGGCGATTCGCCTGCAGGTGTTCCGGGGGATTCAAGGGCTGCTCGGGTTGTTCAACCGCGCCACCTACGTCAACCAGACGACGCGAGGTGCTGACCGTGGCTGACATCGCCGATTTCGCCAACGATCTGGTGCAGGAACGTATCGATCAGGCCATGGCCGCGCGCAGCGCTGCCAAGGCCGAAAGCGCTGCCCATTCCTTGCTGTTCTGCGAAGCCTGTGACGATCCGATCCCGGAAGCCCGTCGTCTGGCCCAGCCGGGTTGCTCGCAGTGCATCAGCTGCCAATCCCTCTCTGAGCGGGGGATTCAGCATGCTCGATGAGGTATTGGGCCAATTCGCCGATTACGGTCTGGAGCCAGCGCAGCCGCTGGTGTTCGGCAAGCTGACCCGCTGCAAGACAGCGCAGGACAAGGGCAAGGAAAAGAACGGCTGGTACGTGGTGCACGAGCAGCGCACGGAGAAGGGCGACACGCTGATCTTTGGCGCCTTCGGCGACTGGCGTTCGGGCGAGACACAGAAGATCAAGGTCAAGGCCGGTCGCATGTCCCCCGAAGAGCGTGAAGTGATGCGCGCTCGCCAAGAAGAGGCCAAGCGCCGCGCCGCTGAAATCGCGAGTAACGCTGCGCGGCGGGCCGCGAAAAGGGCCCAGGGTTTGTTCGAGCGCATGCCTACCACCGGGCGCAGCGACTACCTGGACCGCAAACAGATCGTCGGCATCAACGTGCGTTACGCGCCACGCACCGGCGCCGTGTTGGTCCCGATGAAGAACGCTCGCGATCAAATCATGGGCCTGCAGGTGATCTTCCCGAACAAGCAAGAAGACACCGGCCGCGACAAATCCTACTGGCCTTACGGCATGGCGAAGGAGGGCACCTTTCACCTGCTCGGCCCGCACCCGGTACCAGGTGAACCGGTGCTGGTCTGTGAGGGTTACGCTACCGGCGCCAGCCTGCACATGGCGACGTCGCTCGCCGTCGCCGTGGCCTTCGATGCGGGCAACCTGTTGGCCGTGTGCAAGGTCATGCGCGAGCGCTTCGCCGGCTGCCCGCTGATCATCTGCCGTGACGATGACTGGAAGACCAAAAAGCCCAATGGCGATGCCTGGAACCCGGGCGAAGAGAAGGCGAGCAATGCTGCGCTGATCGTCGGTGCCCAGGTTGTTGCGCCGATCTTCTCGGTCGAGCGTCACGACAAGTGGACCGACTTCAACGACCTGCACGTCGCTGAAGGTTTGGACGCGGTTCGCCGCCAAGTGCTGGCTGTGGTCCGCCCACCCGCTGCCGGTGGCTGGAAAGATCAGCTCGCCCGCAGCGAGAGCGGCGCCCTGATCGCGCACATGCAGAACGTCGAACTGATCCTCGCCCATGACGAACGCTGGGCCGGGGTGATCAGCTACTGCGCCTTCAGCTCGAAGATCGTGAAGCTGCGAGCTGCGCCTTATGGCGGTGGTACCGGCGAGTGGGCCGACATCGATGACGTGCGCGTGATGAAGTGGATCGCGCAGCAGTACAACCTGCGCGTGAAGTCCTCGCATGTGATTGAGGCCGTCAGCGTCGTGGCCCACGACCACGCCTTTCACCCGGTGCGCGAGTACCTGAAAAAACTCGAATGGGATCGTGTGCCGCGCCTGGAGCGTTGGTTGACGGATGTCATGGGGGTGAAGGCAACCGACTACACCTCCAAGGTCGGCAAACGCTGGCTGATCTCCGCCGTGGCGCGGGTGATGAAGCCCGGCTGCAAGGCGGACTCGGTGATGATCCTCGAAGGTGTACAAGGCGCCGGTAAGTCGACCGCGATGAGCGTGCTCGGCGGTGAGTGGTTTATGGATACGCCTTTCGCCCTCGGTGACAAGGATGGCTTCCAGGCGATTCGCGGTAAGTGGATTGTCGAGCTGGGCGAGCTGGACAGCTTCAACAAGGCCGAGAGCACGAAGGCCAAGCAGTTCTTCTCAGCGTCGACCGACACCTACCGCGAGAGCTATGGCCGCAGAACCCTGGACGTGCCACGCCAGTGTGTGTTCGTCGGTACCACCAACCAGGACGAGTACCTCAAGGACGCCACCGGCAACCGTCGCTATTGGCCGGTGGCCTGCACCAAGGTCGACGTGCCGTTGCTGCGCGAGATTCGCGACCAGTTGTGGGCCGAAGCGATGTTTTGCTTTGAGGCCGGCGACCTCTGGTGGGTCACGCGAGAGGAAGCGCCAATGTTCAGCGAAGAGCAGGACGAACGCTTTGTGGTGGACGAATGGGAAACGCCGATCCTGACTTGGCTGGAAGAATCGCAGATCGGCGAGACCACCACCGGCAGTGAAGTGATGAGTCAGGCGCTCAAGCTCGATCCCGGTCATTGGGGCAAACCGGAGCAGATGCGCGTGGGTGCGATCTTGCATCGACTGGGCTGGCGACGTTTCCGTCTCGGCGCCTTGAGCAAGAGCGGCCAGCGGCCTTGGGCGTACAAGAAACCGGAGGGTTGGGGCAGGGCGCCTGCGCTGGAACAACCTGAGTTCGAGGAGCCGTGCTTCGATGATTAAAGCGATCGATATGGCCCTCAAACAATGGGCGCAGGAGCTGCACAGCGACGAGGTGGCCGCCGGTTACTCGGGCGGCAACATGGTCGCCATGATGATGGAGAGCGGTGGCCAGCTCGTGCGCGGCAGGCGTGGGAGCAGGGTGCCTCTGGAAGCCTCACTGGACATCGAGCGGATCGTCAAGAAACGCCTCGATCCCGAGTTGATGACGGTGGTCCAGGTGCATTACTTCCAGCCTGATGCGCCTTTGACTGCGCGTCTGGCCGAGAGTGGCTGCACACGCAACCTCTACTACCAGCGCCTGCATGACGCCCACATTGTGGTCGAGCACTTCCTCCTGGGGGAAGCGGCTTGATCGTGGGCATCTCTCTGGCTCATGCCGTCCCACTGGCCTGCCTCCGTCCCACCGCTTTTTGCGGTGGTGGGACGGGCGCAGGCCCCGTCGTTGTTGGGCTGTCCCACCGTCCCACCTTTTTCATACCTCCCGCCCGTGTGTGCGTAGCGGGTACAGGTGCGCGCGTTTACGCGCACGCGTGCTTTTTAAATTTCTCTCTATACACGAGAAAAGAGAGATAAAAGTAGGACGGTGGGGCAAAGCCCCAATCTGCGGGGCTTTCAGACGTCCCACCTTGTTTTGGAGAGGTGGGACGCATGGGACGCCGCTAAAACACCAGAAGCAAAAGCCAGCCGGGTTGAGATATTCACCGACATTCGCCAGCCGTTCACCGGACGTAAGCCACACATTCACCGGATGGCATTAAAACGGTCTTGCTACCACCAGAATCGACCTGTAAAAAGGGGCCATCTTCGATGGGTGCGACCGCCAAGCGCGGCAGGCCACCCACCACCCGACCCGGCCATTGAGCCGGGTCTTTTTGTTTAAGGGGCAGGGCAATGACGAACGAGCAACAGGCACTGGCAGAGATGCCGATCTGGTTGTTGATTGCCCTGTCATTGGTTGGCGGTGTGTCCGGCGAGATGTGGCGCGCCGACAAGGATGGGGCACGAGGCTGGGTATTACTGCGCCGCCTCGCACTTCGGTCCGGTGCCTGCATCGTCTGCGGCGTGTCAGCGATGATGTTGCTGTTCGGCGCGGGCCTGTCGATCTGGACAGCGGGTGCTCTGGGTTGCCTGACCGCGATGGCCGGCGCGGACGTCGCCATCGGCTTGTACGAACGCTGGGTAGCCAAGCGGCTCGACCTGAGCGAGGCCGAGCCGAAGGCATGAGCCGGGGAGGTCGGGTAGGGCGCAGATTTCACGGGTCCTCCCCAAGGGCCGCCCCCTACACGGGTTATCGAACTCGCGGAATCTCTCTAGCTGAAACCTTTGCAGGGATGTCCGTCTTTCCAAGTGGAAGAGGGGTCTCAGCACTGATAACGATCACGGATGTGCTGGTTGTAGTAGGCGCCTTTGGACACCGCGGCCATCAAGCCATTGTGTATGGCCGATGAGACGCCGCAGAAGTCGTAAGAGTGACCCTGTTCAAAGCGGATCCTCATTCGTCTCGTTGCTGGGTCGTAGCCAACGGCGGTCATCGCACTGGAACGCACGGCAATCATTTCCATGACATCTCTCCCTCTGACGGATCGTCCACTGATGCTAGTCGAGCGAGGCGGATCTGCATCCCAGGCCACCGAAAAGTCGCCGGGGACCCTGAGGACTTTCGAAGGACACGGGGTCGGAAACCCGCGGGATCGTGTTAGTGGAAGGCCCGCCAGCTTACTGAAATTTCAATCCACTGAAATCTTGAAAGGATTCATTGAAAAGCCGCTGAAAAGGAGGGCTTATGAGCACAGCTACGTACCTGTCAAAGAGCGCCTTTGCTGCGCACATCGGACGGTCACCGAGTTACATCACCTGGCTGAAGGAAAATGGTCGACTGGTCCTGTCTCCCAATGGCAAGCAGGTCGACGTTCTGGCCACCGAAGCATTGATCCGCGATACCGCTGACCCAAGCAAGACTGCCGTCGCTGCTCGCCACCAACAGGAGCGGCTTCAACGTGATGTGTACAGCCACGTCGCTGCACAATCCGAGTCGACTAACATGGCTGCGCCCCCGCCCGTTGATCCCGCGCAAGGGCAGACCCCGGACTTTCAGAAAGCACGAGCGCATCGCGAGCATTACCTGGCGCGTATGGCTGAGATGGAGTTTCGCAAAGCGCAGGGAGAACTGGTGGAAATCAGCTTTGTGCGGAAAGCCGCTTTTGAAACGGCACGTTCGCTCAATCATTCGCTGATGAGTCTGTCGCCACAATTGGCACCACAGCTAGCCGCCCTGTCGGATCCATGGGAAGTCGAACGACAGCTGACTGCTGCACTACGCCAGCGGCTTAACGAAGCCGCTCAAGTGTCCAGTGACGACTTCGGATTTGCATTGAGTGAATGCTAAAAGTATCTGTGGACCTGTCCCGTGACAACGACGCCAAGAAGCTGGCTATTTGGCCGTCTGCTTTCGGCCAATAGTGGACGTTCGACCAGAGATGCTGCCGGCCAGTGGCAGCCATTCCAGGGCTTGGACGCCGCGCTTCCGAACTCGCGCTACGGGGACAATAGTCCATTCATAAGTATTGCGAATGTATATTGAGTGCCCACTATCATCTGCTCGGAAATAGCGATGGCTGACCAAGAATATGAAGAAATAATGGCCCGTTACTTAGCGGACATCGAAAAACAGTCTCGCAAACGGCTTGCCGACGCAACTGACCTAATTGCGAAGTTCACCGATCTAGCCGCATCCAAAGGCGTGATCCTCGGCGCGGAGTCCTTCGAGTACATCCAGACCATCGGCATCGTCGCCAAGGCGCCAGGCATCGCAAGAATGCTATTGGGACCAATCAAGGCCGAGCGCGATGGACTGCTGCCGTTCAACGAGATCGCATACCGATTCCCTCCCAGCCTCCATTACGAAGGATGTTTTGCTGGCCCCGACTTTATTCTGATGGCCCACTCCTGTTACCGACGAGGAATGCACCCAGTTAATAACTGGGCTCCGAGATTTATAGATTTGTTCTGGCGGTTCGATAGTTTCGGCATAGAAAAATACATTGCCCTCGACGAAGACCGGGTCCGGATCGACGTCGGCGGGCATGGCTATTTCGAGGCCGACACTTGGTACGGTGCTCCCTTCGACGAGGACATACGAAGCATCAAAACCGGAATAGCCAAGCTGCGCCCGCCTATGGATCTCGAACCTCGACACATCTCTTTCTTCTTTGCCAGCGTGTACTGTCTCGACATCAAATGGAGCGAGTTGAACGGCATCAAGTCGTTTCAGGCCCTGGAAATGAAGTCGGAGGACATTCGGATCGAGGTTGAAGGGCAGCACTACTTCCCTGCCCGCTACCTACACGCCGAGTTCGATCTCGCGACTAACTGTTTCAGGCACTTCGACGGCGCGATCCAGCTTTTCACGGAAGATGAATATTTCCAGCGGCGCGATTCCGATTTCAACATGACGATGAAGAACCCTGCGCACATCAAGGCCAGATCAAACAAGCTCTTCAAGATAAATGGCCCGCTGAAAACAAAAGACTGGGTCGATTTATGCTGTCACTTCTACACTGCCAACCCGCTCACCTTTGAGTATTTCAGCGGTGAATACCCGATGCACGTCAACGAGACCCTCGAAAGGATCAGGGACCAAGCCTCGAAACTCGCCGGCGAGACCTAATCTCGCTGCCGGGGGGGTAGCAAAGATTCCGCTATGCGTCGACTACTGGCCTTCGTGACAGGCAGAAACGGCCAGTAACAGACATTCACGAGAGGTGGATTTGAATGAGCAGACAACCTACATTGATTTTTGGACCTTTCGTTCATTATGCATTGTCTGAAATGTGACGAAGGCAGCGTATTCAAATTCTTTCTGTCATGATCGCATCATCGCTCTTACAATCATCCGACTGAGTAAGCACCTGTACGATTAAGGATTGGAACATGAAGTCGACTCCGAAACGCCCCACGTCCCTGCCTCAGCGGGAAGGCGTTACGCCCAGTCATTTATCGTTCCCGGTTGTTGGAATCGGCGCGTCAGCGGGCGGTCTGAATGCGCTGAAAACCTTCTTCGAGCAGATGCCTTCGGACAGTGGCATGGCGTTTGTCATCGTCCTGCATCTTTCGCCCAATCATGAAAGCGTTGCAGACCAGATTCTCCAGGACTGCACCTCAATGCCGGTCCGTCAGGTCACTGACGCCTGTCCTATAGAGCGCAATCATGTCTACGTAATTTCACCCGCCAGTCAGTTATCGATGAACGATGGTTATTTACGGGTGATTCCGGCCGACCGGCCTGTGGGCAGCCACATTGCCATCGATTTGTTTTTTCGCGATCTGGCCGATGTGCATAAAGAACACGCGTTCTGCATTGTTTTGTCAGGCACCGGCAGCGATGGTGCAGTCGGGTTGTCGCGGATCAAGGAGCAGGGCGGCGTAACCATCGTGCAGACGCCGTCCGATGCCGAGTTCGACGGTATGCCGCAAGCAGCCATCGCGACGTCAATGGTCGACGTGGTGCTTCCCGTCGCCGAAATACCTCAAAAGATTCTCGAACTGTGGCGTAACTCCCAAACCATAACGCTGCCGGCTCCGCATGACATGCAGATGCCGTCGGATACCCCTGAGAAAGAACGCGCGATAGCCGAGCAGACGCTGCAGGATATTCTGTTGTTGCTGCGAAACCGCACCGGCCACGACTTCAAGCACTACAAACGTGCCACCGTGCTGCGGCGCATCGAGCGACGCCTGCAAGTGACGGCACAACCGGACTTGCCGACGTATTTCAGTTATCTGGAAAATACACCCGAAGAAGCCAGCAACCTGCTCGGCGACATGCTCATCGGCGTCACCAACTTCTTCCGTGATCGTGAGGCCTTCGAAGCGCTGGAGCGCCATGTGCTGACGCCCCTGATGGGCAGTGAGCAGGAAAAACCCAAGCGTGAAGAGGTGCGTATCTGGTCAGCAGGTTGCTCTACTGGCGAAGAGGCGTACAGCCTGACAATCCTGTGTACCGAGCATCAGAAACTTGAATCCAACCCGGTCAAGGTGCAGGTGTTCGCGACCGACATCGATGAGCGCGCGATCGCCACGGGGCGCGCCGGACATTACCCGGAGGCCATTCTTACGGATGTGCCACCCACCCGACTGCGCCAGTATTTCGTCAAGGACGGCGAACGCTTCAAAGTGCGCAAGGAGATCCGCGAAAAGGTTCTGTTCGCCAATCACAGCCTGCTCTCCGATCCGCCGTTCTCGCAGATTGACTTGATCGTCTGCCGCAACCTGTTGATTTACCTCGAGCGGGAAATTCAGCGCGACATCCTGCAGATGTTCCATTTCGCCTTGCGACCTGGCGGTTATCTGTTTCTCGGCTCGTCGGAGTCGGCGGATGCCTGCCCGGATCTGTTCACACCGGTCGATAAGCGCAACCGCATCTTCCGCGCGAAAGCAGGCGCTGCGAATCGCCGAACGCCGACGATGCCGCGTGGAGGATTCACTTCATTCAATATGTCCGTGCCGCCGCCGATGGCGCCGGTGACGCGCAAGGTAGCGTACGCCGATATCCATCAACGGGCGCTGGAACAGCGTTTGCCGCCGAGCCTGATCGTCGATTCCAACGCCGACATTCTGCACATGAGCGAGGGAGCGGGGCGTTTTCTGCGTTATATCGGCGGTGAGATGAGTCGCAACGTGTTGGGGCTGGTCATGCCGCAATTGCGTCTGGAGTTGCGTACCACGCTGTTCCAGGCCCAGCAGAGTGGTAAAGCGACCCTGTCGAGAAAGGTCCGCATTCAGGACCCACAAGGTGATTACTACGTCGACATTGTGGTTCAGCCCCACAAGGACGAGATTTCCGAGCAGGAAGTGCGACTGATCGTGTTCGGCGTTTCGCCCATTTTGACCGGACCAGACAACAATGAATTGAGCCTGCAAACCGAGAACCAGGTGCTCACCAGTCTGGAAAACGAGTTGCAGCGCACCAAAGAGCATTTGCAGGAAACGATCGAGCATTCCGAGACGTCGAGCGAAGAACTCAAGGCATCCAACGAGGAAATGCATGCCATCAACGAGGAATTGCGTTCGGCCACCGAGGAGCTGGAAACCAGCAAGGAAGAATTGCAGTCAATCAATGAAGAGTTGTTGACCGTCAACTACGAGCTGAAAACCAAGGTAGAAGAAACCGACAAGATCAATGACTACCTGGCGAACCTCATCGCTTCAACCGATATCGCTACCGTCTTTGTGGACCGCAACATGCATATCCGTTGGTTCACTCCACGTGCGACGGATATTTTCAGCATGCTGCCGGTAGACACCGGGCGCTCGCTGCTGGACATAACCCATCGCCTCAACTACCCGCAACTGGCGGACGACGCGACCTCGGTGTTCGAGTCGTTGAACATGATGGAACGCGAGGTCAGCAGCATCGATCACCGCTGGTACATCGCACGACTGTTGCCTTATCGGTCCAGCGAGAGCCACATCGATGGCACGGTGCTGACTTTCATCGACATCACCAAGCGTCGCGATGCCGAAGAAGACCTGCGCCTGGGCCAGGAACGCATGCGCCTGGTAGCGGAAAGCACTCACGATTTCGCGATCATCATTCTCGATGAGCAAGGTCTCATCACCGACTGGAACACAGGCGCAGAGCTGATCTTCGGCTACAAGAGCACTGAGGTCATCGGCATTTATTACGACTTGCTGTTTTCACCTGAGGACCGCAAGGCCGGTGTACCGGAAAATGAATTGCGTCAGGCCCGTGAACATGGGCGCGGTGAAGATGAACGTTGGCACGTTCGCAAGGACGGCAGCCGCTTCTATTGCAGCGGGGAGGTCACTTTGCTGCGTGCGGAAACGGACATGGGCTACGTCAAAATCGCCCGCGATCTGACTGGTCACAAACGTCTGCACGAAGAGCAAAGCAAGAAACTGGCGGAAACTCAGGTTTCCAGCCACATGAAGGACGAATTCTTCGCAGTCATGTCCCATGAGCTGAAACACCCGCTGAATCTGATCCAGCTCAACACCGAAATCCTGCGTCGGCTGCCCTCGGTGCGTAATGCGGAAAAGGCCAGCAAAGCCGTTTCCACCATCAGTGACGCCGTCGCCAGTCAGGCGCGCATCATTGACGATCTGCTGGATGTGGCACGGATTCGTACCGGCAAACTCAAGCTCCAGACGCGGCTACTGGATCTTGCGAGCATCGTGCGAGACATCTATGCAGTTGTCGTAGAGGAATATCCAAACGCAGAGATCATTCTTGACGCCCCGTCACCTGATGTTCAGGTTCCGGTGGAGGGCGATCCCACGCGGCTAGAGCAGATCATCTGGAATTTGCTGCACAACGCTCTGAAGTTCACCCGGCAAAATACCCGGATCCAGATCATTCTCGGTATAAACGGCGACCATGCGCAGTTGCAGGTCATCGACAACGGCATCGGACTCGCTCCTGCGGACATCGAACATGTTTTCGATCTGTTCAGCCAGGCCAAACCGAGGACAAGCGCTCATCAACGCGACGGTCTGGGCATCGGCTTGTCACTTGTCCGCCAGCTCGTGCAGGCTCATGACGGCTCGGTCAGCGTCAGGTCAGCGGGGGTCGGTCATGGCTGCGCTTTCACTGTCTTGCTGCCGCTGTCGGATCAAGCCCCTCATGTTGATCCGGACGTGCCCAAAGCCGAACAGAAAGGCCGACTCAAGGGCCTCAAGATCTTGCTGGTAGATGACTCTCCGGAAGTCATCGAAGTCATGCGCATGCTGCTGGAAATGGAGGATGCGCTGGTCAAGTCCTTCAGTGAACCGTTGCTTGCTTTGCACAATGCAACGGATGAGCACTACGACATCATCCTGTCCGATATCGGCATGCCGGTGATGGACGGGCATGAGTTGATTCAATCTTTACGGCAGACCAAGTTGCACAAGTTCACACCTGCTATTGCGTTGACCGGCTACGGCGTTGCGGTTGAGGCCCAGAAAGCAAAGAGTGCTGGCTTTGATCGCCATCTCTGCAAGCCAGTACAGTACGAGGAGTTAGTGGAAACCATAGAAACTTTATGTAGCAGCATGCTCGAATAAATTGACTTATTTAATTCGCCGCGAAACGCCTTGGTGAAAAATAGTCATTGATAGAGGTGATCCGCTCGCTTCTGAGGATTAGAGCACTCTATTAACGAGTCAGTCTGCATCTGGCTTATGGTTGTCTCACGAGAAATCTTGCTACCAGCCTAATTTTTCCGCTTGCAGTGTGCGCCGTTGGCTAACCCCGTCCATTCGTCGCTAGCCTTGAACTGCAAGTCCGCACAGCCCTCAACCGTCCATAAACGGAGGGCTACATCGTGTATGAAGATAGAAAAGCGCACGCATTGGAAACATGGCAGCAGCTACTCGATCATTCTGAAATACGAATGAGCGCTCCTGAGCAGTACGAAGAATTACTGCGGCTCGCCGAAGAGTACTGTGACGAGGGATTTATAACCCTAGAGGAGCGCAGAGGGATGATTGAGAAAGCAACAGCGAATTACAGGCAAGCGGTGGAGGGGCTAGGTCAAGGAACGTAGCGGTAACAATCGTGTTTTAGTGGCCGTCTAATGTCGTGATATATGGACGGCTGCTATTGGCCGAAAGCCGCCGTTCGTGAGTGGCAGCTATCGACTAATAGCTTCCACACGAATGAGCGTTATTAGCAGAGATTGGGTGTCATATGCGAAAAAAACCCGCCAAGGGGAGGCGGGTGTGAAGGGGGCATGAGGGTCAAACTTGACTGTAGACGGTGACGAGCTTCCCGCTAGAGAGAGTGAGATGGATCACTAAATGATTGGGAGCTGAACCCTAAAGATGGTGCCTGCTCAGGAGTTGAAACCACTCCGATTTTTCCTCGGTGGGCTGTCACGATCTCCGACGCAATGAACAGCCCCAGCCCCAAGCCGGCCGTCGATCCTTTTTCGGTTGCTGCATAGCTTGAGTAACGGGCCTGGGGATCGAAAGATGGGGTATTACACCCGCAGGTATAGGTTCGCCGCGATTCTGCACGCTGAAGACTGAGCAATCGTCATCTTGAGACAAGGTCACATGTATAGGTTGCAGCGAGTCACCATGTCTGACCGCATTACTGATCAAATTAGTGAAGACTTGTTCGATGCGCGACGGATCATACCGCCCCTGACTCGTTCACTCACATTCGAAACCATCTTCGCCTGAGGGAACGCGGTGCGTAATTCTTCTATGACAGATGCGCACACAATCGATAGATCAGTATCTTCTGGATTCACTGGTATGCCCGCGCCAAGATTGGAGCGAGCCAAGTCCAGCAAATCGCCGACCATGTGATTGGCTCTGCTTATACTCGCGTTGATTTGCTCTGCCAGCCTCCGATCCCTGTCAGTCATATTGGCGTTTTTACGCAGCATGTCACTAGCCATCAATACAGCCCCAAGCGGTGATCGCAGATCATGACCGAGTACGCCAAAAACAGTTTTGCGCGTGCTCTCCACGGCTTCACCGTATCTCGCAATCGACACCACGAGCGCTTGGTCTATTGCTTCATTGAAGCGGATGATGTCTTGCACATCGTGCTCGTCATCCACGCGCTGTTGGGCCAGCCACAACCTGAGCACACTCGAGCGCAGCGCGCGATATTCCGACATCATCTGATCCATGGAAAACCCCGCGACAAACCGCGTCATTGCATGGGTCTGGGCCGGTGAATCGCCTTCCGTATCGGGACCATGGCCCAGTGATTTGGCGATCTGCTGCCGCTCGCTCTGAGGTCTTTGCATATCCTCGACGACGGCTCTCAGGATGTGCTCCGAATGATCGCGCAAACCCTTGGAATCCATAGGCGGCAGAGCGGTTTCCACGGAGCGGGCAAGCGCTCCCAGGCAGAGAGAATCTGTCCGATATGCGTCAGGATGAACTCGTGCAGTCTCATCATTGTCCTTGA